TATGCACCTACCTGTTTTTGCGCCTTCTTGTGCGCTTGTCTAAATGTATCACCCATAAGCATTCTACGTTTCATATACTTCATATGTTTTGCCGTATGGTGCTTAGAATGACGCTTCATAGCTCCTTCTTGACGCTTAGTAAGCTTCTCTTTTTTAAGCCTCATTGAAGGCTTTTTTTTAGCTCTCGTTTTGCGCATTTTTCAACATCTGTGTTAATTGACCTATGTCTATTTGTTTGGGTGCAGGAGCTGGATCATTAGCACTATTGGCAGTTCCTTGAGGTACTAACCTACGCTCATTCACTGGTGTTGTGCCTGCCATACCCGGACCCATTTCTTTCATTTTTCTAGTAGCCATAGCTTATTTTACCTCATTATTGTCATCTTTCAAAAAAGACCTTAGTTTCTGTGCCTTCTCCTCAGCTGTGTCAGCATGTAGTTCTGAGTCTACAATTTTCTCTAGCTTTAAGGCATCAATTTTTTGATTTGATATATAACGCCACGTGTAACCGTCATCGTTATACACTCCAAATACTGTTTGTGAAAACCCTACTTTTATAATAAGTGCAGTATCACCATCTAAAATTACCTTATCACCTTCTTTAAATGATGATGTTAAACGAAAAGTAGCACCTTTTACAAAGCCTACTGCCCAATCTTTTATGGCTAAACCAACCAGTAGAGTTAGTACAAAGCCTATAAATTCAATATAAAAATCGTTTAACGTAATCTCAAACATAGTCATATCATACATTGTATTAGGGGCTGGGCCACTCTATCTCATCTAATTTTGTATCATCATTATATTTAGCAGGTAGATCCCTAACCTTTTGTCTAAACACTCGGTACTTTTCTTTGTCCTCAGCACTTAAAGGACTATCTGGTAGTTGTGTCCAGTCTGTGCTTTGTAATACATCTCTACACCACGATCTGATGTAATCCATTACATCTATAGCACCATCTAAAGTTTCATTGTCTTTTAATGTAATCTCGTAACCCATTATGTTGTCAGCCCCTGTATTGTATATTGCAAAGAATTGTACTGAGGACTTTGAACACCTGTAGTTAAAGCACCTAAATCTAATCGATATTTTGTTTCTGAACGTAGGTTTGATACAAAACTTACGTACATAGGATTTAATACTACGTCGATGCCAACTCTAAAATTACTTAGCTGTACCTCACCCTCACTGGAGTTTAAAAATGTTTGACCAAGAAAACTATTATTGTAATTTTCCATACTGCCACCATGACTATTTTGTGAAGGTAATATTGTGCCCACATTATCAGCGTGTAACAAAAGCACAATAGTGTCTGTCCAATAAGGCTGAGTAGCGTTTGGGTAAAGTTGAGGAAGACTAAAAGATGGATTCGCATACGCAATCCCAAATCTACGAGCAGATATAGTTATTAAATAAGGTTTTTTACCCCCTCTAACGTGTTTTGCTGTAGTAAAATCAAAAGTCCCGCCTACATATTGTGAGGTATTAGCAGGAAAATTACTGTTTGGCTCTGTACCACGGGTATGGTTGGTTACATAGTCAGAACCACCTTGAGAAGTAGATAAAAAACTATGATTACTAGCTTGACCTAAAGCGCTAGGGAGACCAACACCCACGCTTGTGGAAAAGGAACTTGCTAAAATAATGGAGGTTTTACTAAACTTTTTTAGAGTATTTTCTTCACCTACTTGGTCAGTAATCAATTGGTTTGGTGCAATAAACTTAACAGTAGGGTCTCCAGCTGTAATACTAAAATCATTTACTGTGTTTGCACTAGATACAATACCACTTTCTTCTAAATCTCTAAGAGTAAGATTACGGTCTTTTGGATTACCCGAATCGCCTGCTTTTACCTTTAAATGTGTGTCTACTTGTTTAAGATAGTTTCTTAGTTGTGGGTCTAAGTTAGTTGGTAAAGGTGGTAGAGAAGGTGGTTTACTGCCAGAAGTAGCCATTAGATTGACCTCAATTCATCTATAGACTCTCCAATACATACTTCATGTATTGGATTTGCACTAGTAACTTCTACTTGATATACCTTATGTACACCTGTAGGTAAACGTAGTATAGGTTCTTGTATCTGTGTAGCACTAAAAGAAGTAGGAGCAGAGCCTGTTGCACTAAACACGGATCCAGAAGCTGTAATTGTAGCGTCAAATATTTCTGTGCCATCGCCAAATACTTTTACGGTTACTCCTGCTCCTGCGTAAGAATCAGCTTCTACTTTTACAAAATTCATACTAGAAGGTCTAGGTAATACAAACTCTTTACTTTTAAAAACAAGAGTTCGATTTGTATCAGTAGCAGAGTCATCAAAACTTTCTATCGTACAATTACCAGAAGCTGGCTTATTAATTAAAAACAATTGATTAGTATCGGGGTCAGTATAGAACCCTCTGTTTGTACTAGATAAATTATTTAATAATGTATCTACAGTCGTAAGAGCATTTACATCTGCACGAATATCAAAAATTATAGCTTGTGGATTTTGATATGGAGCAGAGTATTGACCAACATATTTGCCTTCGTGCATGCCAGCACCCTGTACTACATATGTATTTCGCCATTGGTCAGGACTAATAAGCCCCTGAGTTAAATAAGTAACCTGCCCATTCTCAACTCCTATCAGACCATCAGGTCCTGAGTAGATACAATACCCACCCATATCAACTAAACTTCTTTTATATAGTAGGGGTTCAGCTGCTTCTAATTTTTGTATAGTCATTGCCTGTGGATCTGTACCTGCTGCTATATAGTTTGTACCTTTTGTACCTATAAACAATACACTACCTGCCATAGATATACCCACAATCTCATCTTCAAGTGTTATACGGTACGCAACAGGCCAAGCATGTGGTAAGAATGGCTCAGAAAAACAAAGTCGTTTACCACTAAACCCAGCAAAAATACCATTACCAATAGCTGTTAAACCTTTCATCTGTCCGTTTGGATAAAGACTTGAATCATCATCAGGTGGGGCTATCCAAAAAGTAGAAGGTATAATTTCACCTAATTCATCATTATTTTTAGTATCTGTATAATTAGTAGTAGCCATAGATACCTCTGCTACAAATTGAAAATCAGTAGTATTAGAACCAGTATTAGAACGGTAAATACGTTTAGTGCCTGTAGAACCACCATAGTTAGTAGCACTTTTAGCAGCGGCGGTGGATAAATTACTTACTACAACTGACTGACCATCCACTTTTGTTACTACGTTAGAAGGTGATGAAGGCGGACCTTCTTCACCAAACGCAGAAACAAAAGTATAAACATAAGAGGTGCTGTATCTAATTTGAGTACCATCATCTGTTCCTGTGGGAGCGGCAGCAGCTGGCGTATTTGCAGGTTTTTCAATACCTAATCTAAAAGAACTACGTGGATATGCGCCTGACCCTCCAGTAGTAATTTGTATAGAACTTGCCATACGTGGGAAAGTCTGCCCTGTCCAATATAAACGATCAAAAGCGTCATCTGCAATCGGCCCCGGCTGTACATCCACATCATCATCAAATTCAAGGTTATATGTAGTGCCACCAAATTTATATTGGTAATAACTAGTTATACTACTTGCATTTAAATTAGCGTAATCACCATTAGTAAATAGTGGGTTTAAATTACCGCGTTCTAAGTTAACATTTTGAGATGTAACTCCCACCTCTTCTTTTAACAACCGAGGTTCTAAAATAGGAGCAATACCATTAAATGAAATTAATTTAAAATACACTCTTAGTCATCTCCTCTAGCTACTTTCTTTTGTTTTTCAAAAGTCCTGAGCCCTGCCATACCGAGCATAGCCATAAGTATGGTAGATAGTTGAGTAAAATCGAACTCTGGCATATCTACTTTTACACCAGCTAGCGCAGCAATCCACTCACCTACAGGTAAGATAATAAAATGCACCATCATTGCAACTGAACAACCCCAACCTACAGACGGGCGCCAACCAGCAACAAACCAGTTTTTACTAGCTGCCTCGATTTTATTTACTTCAATCTGTGAAAGATTAGCTGTTTGTAGTTGTGTCTTGAGTTCATGCTCAAGTTTCATTTTTAGGTTTTTATCAGCAACGAACTTGTTTAGAACACTGCCAGCTATACCTACTACTGAGTTTGTTATTGGATCCGCCATAAATACCTCCTATGTGCGTAAAAAATATACTAATAATCCTATTCCTGCGGCTACGACAATCCACATAAATCTCTCTATGAATCGTCCTGTATTAGAATTGACATCGGATTGTGACTCTACGTCATCTAAACGTTGTTCTATCTTATCCATTCTAATAAAGAACCTATCGTTCTGCCTTAATACGGTAGCTACTCGTTCTTCAATACGAGCAATAGACACAACTGCGTCTGCTAGTCGGTCTAGTTTTTCTTCTATTTTCTCTAGTCTTTGCTCTTGTGTGTCACTCATAACTCCAAACCCAAGGTCTTGGTCTGGTGCTAGTAGCTTCTAAAGTATCTAGATGTATGAATCTAGAGTCGCCATGTTGTTTCACACCAAGCCCGGTTATACCATGTTTTAACGCTACTTCTATACACCTTAAGGCGTCCGCGCCCCGAATGAGTATGTCTACAGCCTTGCCACTTGCGTGGGCTCCCGGTTGTGATTTTTTTGCTTCTATAGGATGCGTTGGATCTCTATAGGCACTTGTTATTATAAACGGAATTCCTACTTCTTCACGTATTTTTTCAAGAGTTTCCATAAACTCTGGGTCCATACCACATATCCCAGTATGCTTACACTTGAGCTCATCTTCACTAAAATATTTCCACATATTACTTATCTCCAAGCACTTCCTTCACACCATGATACCAAAGAATGTCTAACACCTTTAGTAACCGGAGTTACTCTGTGCGTTACAAAAGATGGGAATATTATAACAGTTCCTTTACCTCTAAGTTTTTCTCTTGGTATACCTACTAAATGACCATCAGCAAATTCAAGATCGCCCCCCTCATAATCATTTGGATCAGAAAGTTGTATACTTATGCTAAGTTTTCTTTGTGAAGCGTTTGAGTCAGGGTTAAAGGCAGTATCTGAGTGCCAAGAATTGTAATGTTCATCTACTTGGTATTCAGTGTGTTGAATATCAAATATACCTCCAGATATATCAATATCAAATACCATTCTATTTATTGGAATAAGAAAATTTTTTAAAAGATCAAAACTTTTAAACCAAAGTTCTTGATGTTCTGGTTTAACCCATCTAACTGTAGAGTTTCTCCTATCTTTAATTGTTTTCATCTCCTCTGAGGTCCCAACTTGAGCCTCTTCTGGTTTTACTTTGTTTAAAATTATAGTATTAAACTCATCACACACCTCGCTGGGTACTGTATTTTCTATATAATAGATATTAGTCTTCAATGTATCCTCCTAATCCAAGTTGTTTTTTAAATTCTAAATCTTTTTCTGATGTTACAACTGGGGGTAACCCTAAACCTTCTCTTCTGTCATATTTAAAATATTCATTTTTTGTAGGTGTATAGTGTAAAAATACTTGTAAACACTCTTTACCTTCTAAAGGTTCTCTCCAGTGTTGACAATTATGTCCTTGGTAAATTAAACAATCTCCGGGTCTTAGATTTATGTTTTTGTTGTTACCAGATAAATCTTTCATACCTAACTCCCACTGGTTGCCACCAACATGGATTGTCCCTGATACTGCTAACTCACCTCTATCCGTATGATTTAATAATTTATCTCCCTTTACATAAAATCTTAAAAAACTTGTAGTATTGTAAAGTTCTTCTCCAGATACTTTCTCAAAAATATTTTTATATTTGTTTAAAAGGGTATCGGTAAAAGCATCTCCAGATAGACTAAAAGTTTCTTTTTTAAAATCTAGTTCTCCAAGTAACCCAAAATACAATTTAGAAAATATTGGTTTAGTAAAAGAGTTTGGGTAGTCTCCAACACAGTATTTGTTAATCCATTTACTGGCGTTTCTTTTAAGTTTTGTGTATTCAAATAATAATGAAACTTCTTCTTCACTTAATAAATTTTCATAAACAACATAACCGTTTTTTAAGAAGTTATTTTTTAAATATAAGAATTTTTCTTTTTGTTGAGCGCGGTTAAATTTTTCATCTATAAGATTTAATTCCTTAATCATCCTCCTCCATTAGGTTCCTAATGTAACCTTTAACTTGTTTTACCTCTAAAGTAGTATCGTCATATACAACTCCGTAACACCAAATTTGTGCGTCGGTATTTAATCTATCTTCTGGTATAGGAAAAGCGTACCCATTTTTCTCACACCAAGGTTTTACCACCTCATGCGTACCAAAAACAAATACATCTCTTTCCGAAGTCTTTTCTCCTCCTTCTTTGTAAATATCTGCAAAACAATAATAATATGGACTTATTTCCATAGGTAAATCTTTTGGTCTAGGTATTTCATGAGTTTGCTCATGTCCATAATAAACAACCTTCAACAGTCTTTCTTTACTATCTAGATCATATTTTAAACCAAACCAAGGACACCATTGGTGTTGGTTCTTGTCTAGACCATAGGCTTCCAACAACTCAGGATATTCTTCTAGTGTTTGTCTTATGTGATACATACTAATAGAGTTCGTAGTTTTATAAGGGGGTCTTAATGGTGCACCCTCCGGAGCATAGTAAGTACCAATAACATTTAACCTATCTGAAGCCCAAATTATTTTTTCATCTGGGAATGCTGCTTGTACTTTTTCTAAAAGATCGGGGCCTTCTCCTGCTGCGATGTTGAAGTCTTTTCTAACTATTTTACCGTTTACATACACATCATCATAAACGTTAGTTTTGTACAGATAAGAATCATTCTGCATAACTAACCTTTCAAAAGCCGTTAATTCTTTCCACCAAGCTTCTAAAGTATCGCAGGTAGCGGTATCTAAATTCCCTTTTTCATCTATAAGTAACGCAGAATCTTCTTTAGACCATTCAATTTCATAGTCTTCACCATTATTTAATTTACCTTCAAACCTGATTAATTTACAGGGTGTACCGTCATGATTAACGTCAGGTTTTATAGTTGCCATTATCTTGCGTAAAAATTAAAAGTACTACCACTGTTTGGAAAAGGAGCGTAATTTGGGTGGTTATTTCCCGGCCAAGACCACTGTCCACCACTGCCAAAAGCATTATAGGTAGCAGAAGTTCTGTAATATTGAGTTGAGTTTATTTGCATGTAACTCCAACCACTATTACTAGCCGAACCAGACTGTAAAGTCATTTGACCACCACTATATACTCCCGAGCCCCCGGGACTACTACTAGATAGATAAACTGTAATGTAAAACTGTCCAAGGCTACTAGTAAAAGCTGAAGCATAGTCTGGATCACTACCGGACCAAGTACCTAACTGTCCAAACAGTATCACAGAACCAACTCCCCTAGCTTGACTTACAGACCCCGGACTTACTGGACTTGAAGGGAAAGTATAACTACCACCTCCAGCCGTACCCAGAAGATTATGATACCCTCGAGTTTTTGAACGCATCTGTGAAAAACTTTTTGATGTACCCGGACTGTAGTAATAACCTAATTGTCTGATATCAATATCATCAAAACTACACGCAGTTCCGGAAGTTCCTCCGGCTTCAACATGCATGTCATTTAAGCTTATTGTACCGCCCGGAGTTGTCATTTACCCTCTAGTTCTTTTACTCTCGCTTCTAATTCTTTGATAGCTTCTACTAACAAACCTACTGTGTTGCCATAACGAATAGCTAAAAATTCTTCTGATTCTTCACCATTTATCTCATTATCTATAGTTTCTGAAGTATAAACTGCTTCAGGTAAAACTTTTTCTAAGTCTTGTGCTATTAGTCCTGTGCTTTTTGACCCATCTTTTTTGTAGTTAAAAGTTACCCCTTTTAATTGTTTTATTTTATCTACAGGGTTATCTATAACTTCTACATTTTCTTTTAGTTTTATATCAGAAGCATTACCATAAGCTGTGATGTTTCCATTAGCAATTACATTTCCACCATTATCTGCAACGAATGTATTAGCTCCTGAGTTACTCCTATGGTAAAAATTTCCTGTAGTTTGTACATAACAATGATTAGCATGAAATTGAATTTTTCCTGATTTTTCTCCAGTCCAATTACCATAAGTTGCTATGATATCTGCACCTGCATTTAAGGCTAAACCTGTACCAACCCCAAAATAACCACTTGTTCCAGATAAATAAGCACCTGAACTCCAAGGTTGTACATTGCTTCCCTGTGCTACTCCACCTTTATAATAGAAATGTAAAGCATCATTTAACTTATAAATTTGAAAATTAGTACCTGCATCTGAGCTTTTCCAAGTAGTGCCATCATGGTAAGCATCAAAACTTATAGCTACATTATCATGTGCATAACCGAGTATTTGTAAAAGTGGGTGGTCATCAGTTGTTGTTGTAAGCTGTACATGAGGTCCTGCACCAAAGTTTTGGTCAGACCCTTCTATAGCAAGTTTAGCTGCACCTACTCCTCCATGCGGTACTGTATCTGTTCCTAGTCCTAAACCATTATCTCCATTTGGAGTTGTTACATGACCAGAATCGTCTATTAACAAACGTTGTAAACCTGCAGTATCAATACGTATTTT